AATGCTATGAGCCAACTTAATTCTACAAACAGAAAGCGTATGGAAGCCGAAGCAATGAAGGATAAAAAATCTTTCGATGCGATGATTAAATTTGCGAAAGCAGCGGTGTAAGGAGTTATATTATGCCAAATCAAAATGATACCTTTCAATATTACTACACAAATCCAGAAGATCCAGCAACCAGAGCATTTGCTATTTCAGCAAACGAATCTGCAAATACAGATCACACTACGAGAGCTGTATATGTTGGTGTGACCGGTAATTTAGTAGTCGAACTATCTGATATGGTTTCAGGAAACACAGTAACATTTACAGCTGTTCCCGCTGGTACAATTCTACCCATTCGTGTTCGTAAAATGAGAACATCGAGTACTGCTAATTCAGTAATAGGGTTGTACTAATAGTACTAAGAAAGTAATATTATGAAAATCGGACTCAGTCCAGGACCCACATCTTCTATCATTACTACTCAGACAGCAGCGGTTATTTCTGCTGGTGGTGGCGCTGGCCCAAGTTTTTCACTTGATAATGCAAACTTTGATGGAAGCACTACTTTAAGTAGAACTGCTCCTGGGTTGAGTGGAATGTCAGATGGCAAACAATGGGCTTTCTCATTATGGTTTAAAATGGCTGACGATGCAGATGAAAACACTCATGTTGTCTTTACTATACGAGCTAATTCATCAAATAAATTTTTACTACAAAGAAGTCCAACGGCACAGTCGAACAGGATGACTCTCGTTGGCAGAAATGTAGGTGGTACGAATATTTTGTACATAGAAACAAACTCTGGGTTTACAAGTGTATTGAATAGTGGTTGGAATCATATGTTGTGCTCAGGAAATCTCGCTACAGGTGCAAAACATATATACATCAATGACTCTAGTGACATTATAACCAACAACTTTGTTAATGATACACTTGATTTTACAGGTTCGTTCGAGATTGGTAGATCTGCTGAGATTACACATCTACCTTTCTATGGCTCAATGGCTGAGTTTTGGATGGATGATTCTTATATTGATTTTAGTGTAGAAGCAAATCGTAGAAAATTTTATTCCGCTGCTGGCGCTGCAGTTGATCTCGGATCCGATGGTTCAACGCCGACTGGCTCCTCTCCACTCATGTACTTACACTTAGATGCTGATGAAGCTGCAGCTAACTTTGCTTTAAATGCCGGAACGGGTGGCGACCTCACAATCAGTGCTGGTTCTCTTACATCAACTGGAGATGCACCAACGGGTGCAGTGATCAGCGGACCTCCAAGTTATACAGTTCCATTATTAATGAATTTTGAAGATGCAGGTGCAACTACTTTCACAAATAGTGGATCTGGTGGATCTATTACACAAGAAGGAAGTGGAATTACAAATAGCACTGAGCAGGTAAAATTTGGAACGAAGAGTGGTAAGTTTACAGCTGCAAATGGAAATAGATTAAGGGTTGATAACTCTGGTGGCGAGCTCGAATCTCTAGTCGCTCAAGATTGGTGTTTGGAATTTTTTGTATTTTTCAACACTATTAATGCAGCAGATTCATCGACAACACCAGATAATCAGTATATGTTTGAAGGTTCCTCATTAGTTAGATTAAGAAATACAAATGAAGCGGGTGTAACTCAACCAGGATTTCAAATACCTGGTCATAGCGCAACAAATATGCCAGGTTTAAGTGCTATCACACAACAAACATGGCACCATTTTGCATTAGTCAATGAAGCTAATGTAAACAATAGATTTTATATTGATGGTACTTTAATTGCTACCGGTAGCAACGGAACGTTTGCCAATGATTCAACTGATCTACGCATTGGTAACTGGAAAGATGGAAGCGGCCCCTATGGTTTTAATGGCTACTTTGACAGTATCAGACTCACTGCTGGGTGGTTTAGATATTCTGGATCAAGTTTTACTGTGCCAGCATCAGCTTTAACTGACGATAGCTAGGAATAGAAACATGTCGGTAGTAAACAGAGCAACATTTACATCTCCTGAAGATTTAGTTAATTTTCATGTTTGGGTGTCTGGTAGTAGTAACAATAACAAAGTCTGGGAGCTAAACTTAGAAGAATTATATATTGATTTTATTGTTGGGGTATCTGATGACGTACAAACACAATGTATTTCAAATTCTGGTACTTGGACGTAGTAAAAAAGTCTTGCAAGGTATAAAAAAATGTATCAAACTCGCCCAAATAATTTTAGTTTCAATTCCTCCATTGACACAGCTCTTAGTTCTATATCGTGGGAATTATCGAATCTTCGTTCAAACGGTTCAACATTTGAATCACACAACGTAGAATTCTTATCAAATCTAGATAAGATTGCTGAAGATTTAAAAGATGTTCATTATGGATCTCCTGGAGAATAGAACACGATTTCATGATCATGGTTCAGTACGATAGTTCTGGTCGAAAGATGGGATTGAAAGTCTTACAGGGTTATTGATTATAAATAATAAAAAGAAATAGGAACATGTTATGAAACTTATCACCGAAATGCTAGAAACGGATGTAGAGTTCATCACCGAAGCCAAGGAAGACGGTGGTAAGAACTACTTCATAGAGGGTGTTTTTATGCAGGGTAACATCAAGAACCGTAATGGTCGGATGTATCCAATGGAAACACTAATGAAAGAAGTAAAGAGATACAATAAAGAGTACGTTGAGCAAAATAGAGCTTACGGCGAACTGGGTCATCCACAAGGTCCAACAATTAACCTAGAGCGCGTATCACACATGATCAAAGATCTTCACCAGGACGGCAATAACGTAATGGGTAAGGCAAAGATCATGACTGAGACGCCTATGGGTAAGATTGTAAAGAACCTCATGGACGAGGGCGCCAAGCTCGGTGTATCATCACGCGGTATGGGAACTCTCAAGCCAGGTAGAGATGGTACAAATATGGTTCAATCAGATTTTCAGCTTGCAACTGCAGCTGATATTGTAGCCGATCCTTCAGCTCCCAATGCTTTCGTTGAGGGTATTATGGAGGGAGTTGAGTGGTTACAAATTGATGATCGTTGGGTTCCACAGTACATTGAGGAAACTCAAGAAATGATCAGAAAGGTTTCTAAGAAGAACTTACAGGAAGCAAAGATTGCAGCCTTTGAGAGATTCTTGAAGCAACTCTAAAAGATGTGTTTTTATAAATAATATGAATGAGAAATTTATTTTCATAAGGAGATAAAACAGATGTCCGAACTAGACTTAGAAGTAATGGAGGACGTTGAGGAGATTCTTGATACTCCTGAAGAGATTTCAGACGATGAAGATCTTTTAGAGTTCAAGGCTTCCGCTGGCGATCCTTCAGAAATTCCAGATCCCCAGACAAAAAAGACTGACGAAAAGCCAAAAGGCAAAGGCGATCCCATACAGAAAGTTCAGGTACCAGGTACAAAAGCTGGTATGATCAATGCTATGGTTCAAAACATGAATTCAATGAAGAAAAGTGATCTTGCTGCTGCTTATGGTAAAATCAACGCTGCCATGTACGGCGAAGAAGTCGAAAGTGAAGACGATGCAAAAGAGCAAATCATTGATTCAGCTCCACGTCAACTCGCTTCTATTTCAGCTGATGATATCGATGTTCAGGAAGACGTTGATGCAATGTTCAACGGCTCAGACCTCGATGAAGAGTTCAAAGAAAAGGTTACAACAATCTTCGAAGCCGCTGTAGTTTCAAAAGTTAACGAGCAGATTGAAAAGTTTGCGATTGAAGCAGAATCTGATGTCGAAGTAACTCGCACAGAAATTGTTGATGAACTTACAGAAAAGGTTGACTCATATCTTGACTACGTAGTTCAGGAATGGGTTGAGGAAAATAAACTCGCCATTGAAAAGGGTGTTCGCGCCGATATGGTTGAGGATTTCCTCAAAGGCCTTAAGGGTCTATTCGAAGAGCATTATGTCGACATTCCAGAAGAGAAGGTTGACGTTGTTGAGGAACTCATTGCTAAGGTTGATGAGCTCGAAGGCAAGCTTAACGAAGAAACAGACAAGAATGTTGATCTAATCGGTAAAATCAAAGAATTCGAGAAAGATGCTATCTTTACAGAAGCAACTGGCGAACTCACTGATACTCAAATCGAAAAGCTTCGCGGACTTGCTGAAGGAATTGATTTTGATAATGCTGATGATTTTCGTAAAAAAATCGGCATGTTAAAGTCACAATATTTTGATATTGATGAAGAGACCGATACGGTCATTGTCGATGATGAAGATGGTCCCATTTCTCTTGAAGAAGAGAACCAAGGTCCTACAGGTGCTATGGCAGTGTACATGAATGCCATTTCAAGATCTGCTAAAAATTAATATTATTATAAATAATCTATGAAGGCTGATTAATACAGTAAGGAGAAAACAAAAATGTTTCTATCTGAAGAATTACAGAAGAAGTGGCAGCCAGTCATTGAGCATCCAGACCTCAGCGAGATTAAGGATTCTCATCGTCGGGCCGTTACTGCTACTCTTCTAGAAAACCAAGAAAAGGCTTCACGTGAAGCTGCTTTCGGTTCCGGTGGCTATCAGATGCCATCACTACTCGGCGAAGCCGCGCCAACGAACGCAATGGGTGCATCAAGCTCCACTGCTTCTGACGGTAACGTCGATATTTTCGATCCAGTGCTAATCTCACTGGTTCGGCGTTCAATGCCAAACCTCATTGCATATGATGTCTGCGGCGTCCAGCCAATGACAGGCCCAACCGGTCTTATCTTTGCAATGCGTCCGCAGTACAGCTCACAGGGTGGTACAGAGGCTCTCTACAACGAAGCCAATACAACTCACTCTGCTTCTGCCGCTGCTAACACCAATTCACGTTCCGTCATCGACGGTAGTGCTGGTGATGTTCAGGCTGGTTCGGATCCAACTGCTCGTGCAACAGGTTCTGGCTACACAGTCACAACCGGCATGACAACTGCCGAGGCTGAAGCTCTTGGTGACGGTTCTGCCAACGCATTCGGCGAGATGGCTTTCTCCATCGAGAAGGTTGCCGTAACTGCAGTGTCTCGGGCACTCAAGGCAGAGTACACCATGGAACTGGCTCAGGATCTAAAAGCCATCCACGGTCTCGACGCCGAAACAGAACTCAGCAACATTCTTTCCGCTGAGATTCTTGCCGAAATCAACCGCGAGGTTGTTCGTACAATTAACTACACCGCTACTACTGGTGCTCAGGACAACACAACAACGGCTGGTACATTTGACCTCGACGTCGATGCTAACGGTCGCTGGAGTGTAGAGCGTTTCAAGGGTCTGGTCTTCCAGCTCGAGCGTGAAGCCAACCAGATCGCGAAGTCAACACGTCGCGGTAAGGGTAACATCCTAATCTGTGGTTCAGATGTTGCATCTGCTCTTCAGATGGCTGGTGTCCTAGACTACACACCTGCTCTCAGCGCCAACCTAAATGTGGACGACACAGGCAACACCTTCGCGGGTGTCCTAAATGGCCGCATGAAGGTCTACGTTGATCCATACTTCACCAGTGCATCTGGTAACCAGTATGCAACTGTTGGATACAAGGGGTCCAGCGCATTTGATGCAGGTCTCTTCTACTGCCCATATGTACCTCTACAGATGGTCCGTGCAGTTGGGGAAAACACCTTCCAGCCAAAAATCGGATTCAAGACACGCTACGGCATGGTCGCAAATCCATTCGCAACAACAGCCGCTGATGGTTCCGTCAGCACTGCGGTGAATGATAAGAACATCTACTACCGCATTGTTACTGTCGCAAACCTAATGTAATAAAAACAATACGGTTTCGATGAAACTTAGAGGGGGGCTTCGGCTCCCCTCTTTTTTTATATATTGATCTATATAAATAGTACATGATATACTTAAAACGAAATATGGTTACTGTAGAGATCTTATATTACATGCCAGACTATAATGACATTGTTCAGGAATTTATCTGGCAGACTGACGATATCATACCAGAAATACCTAGAGTTCACAGATTCTTAAACTTCTGGAAAGATCACATCGAAGCAGTAATAAAAGAAGTACAAGTTGGTTATTCGGACAATCACCGTGGATATAGAACGGTAGAATTTATAGAAGAGATTAAAAAATGGCATTGATACCAAAAATTGGAGTTGATCTTCTTGAGTCTGAAACACTGACTCAAAATCTCAACTTTTTATCCCCTCTTGGATTCCGTTTTGTTTTAAATAGAGCACCGAATATAGAGTACTTCTGTCAAGCGGCAACGTTACCAACAATATCTATGGTAGAAGCAATTCAAACCAATCCATTTGTGAACATACCTCGACCTGGAGACAAGATTTCATATGAACCATTTACTCTTACTTTCAGAGTAGATGAGGAGATGAAAAACTATTTGGAGATATATAACTGGATTATCGGTCTGGGTCATCCAGAAAATTTCAGACAGTACAAAAATCTAGATACATCACGAGCAAGTATATACTCTGATGGAGCTCTGATTATTTTGAATTCAAATAATAATCCAATCGTTCGAATTTCTTTTGAAGATATGTTTCCCCTATCGCTATCACCACTTGCTTTTGATGTAACACAAACAGATATTGAGTACCTGCAAGCAGAGGTAACATTTAGGTATCGTCAATTTACGGTGAATAATACCGTATAATTTGTTTACTTTTCAGCTAACCTTGATATAATAGGCCTTGAGCCGATTTTATAAGGTATTAAATGGTTACTATTACTGAATCTGCTAAAGATTATCTTAATTCAGTACGCGGTGATGATTTTGTATCACTTGGTGTACAGGGTGGAGGATGTGCTGGATTTCAATACACATGGGGACTTAAATCTGATAGCCCAGATATAGAATGGAGTGATCCTATTGATGGTGTGCTTGTGGTAGATCCAGTAGCGGAATTATATATATTAGGTAGTACGATCGATTATGTAAATGAATTAGGTGGTTCTTTTCTTACGGTAAAGAATCCAATGTCAACATCAAGTTGTGGATGTGGAGAAAGTTTCGGTATATGAAAATTGAAGATATTATTGGTATGTGGCAAGAGGATGTAAAGATTGATGAAACCGAGCTATCACGAGAAAGTCTTAACATCCCTCTCTTACATGGTAAATATTTGAAGCATTTCTCTGATGAGAGATTGAAGCTTCGTGCCTTCAAGATGAAGCAAAAACAGCTGCATCAAAGGCTTATGGATTACTATCATGGAGACTTAAATAATCCAGAAGATTTGGCAGAACTTGGAAGAGAGCCATATCCGTTTAAGAGGTTAAAGAACGAGGTTTCTTATTATGTAGAAAGTGATTCTGAAATGGTCCAGTTGAATACAAAAATTGCGTACCAACAGGAAATGGTTGATGTATTAGAGGAAATTCTGAAAGCAGTAAACACAAGAGGTTTTGTGATTAAGAATAGTTTAGATTTTTTGAAATTCACGAGTGGTCAGTGATGCTTTATATTATGGACAAAATAACAATGAGAACAAATGTCCAAAGCAGCATGGAGTACTTCGAATTTATTATTAGAACAGAATGATATACGTGGGAATACCTTGATTATTTCGAAGGCAAATGAAGTATATATGAAAGTGGATGCAGAACCTGTAATTCGTCAGGAACTGTCTGATTACTTTACGTTTACTGTACCAGGTGCAAAGTTTATGCCTGCATATCGCAATCGCATGTGGGATGGTAAGATGCGGTTGTATAATGCAATGACTAAGGAATTGTATCTTGGTCTATTACCGTATGTTCAAGTCTTTGCTGATGAAAGAGACTATGAAATTGATATTAAAGATGATATTGGATTACGAGAAAACTTTTCAGTAAAAGAAGCAAATGAATTTATACAAGAACTCAAAACTAAATTCAGTCCTCGTGATTATCAGTTGGACAGTTTCGTTCATCTCGTACGAAATAATCGTGGTCTACTTGTTTCTCCAACTGCTTCGGGCAAGTCATTCATTATATGGCTCCTGACTCAGTGGTACGGTGATTGTAAGACCCTTATCATTGTACCGACCACCTCGTTGGTTCATCAGATGAGATCAGACTTTATTGAGTACGGATCTGATGGTGATGACATTCATATGATTATGAGTGGACAAGATAAAAATACAGATGCAAGAATTGTGGTGTCCACTTGGCAGTCACTTTATAAAATGAGAAAAGATTATTTTGCCCAATATGATGTTGTTGTGGGAGATGAGTGTCACTTGTTTAAAGCAAAATCACTCACATCTATTATGACAAAACTCATTGACTGCAAGTATCGTTTTGGTTTTACTGGAACGCTTGATGGAACACAGACTCATAAGTTAGTCCTTGAAGGTCTGTTTGGCAGAGTAAAGCAGTTTGTTAGAACCCGTGAGCTCATCGATCAAGATCATCTGGCTAATTTTAAGATTAAAGCTTTGGTGCTAAAATATACTGATGAAGAAAAGAAATTTGTCAGTAAAATGAAATATCAAGATGAAGTTGATTTTATTGTAAGCAATCAAAGAAGAAATAAATTCATACAAAATTTAACCTTATCACTCAATGGTAATACTCTTTTGTTATTTCAATTTGTTGACAAACACGGAAGAATATTATATGATAACATATCAAAAGCAATTAAAGACGATAGAAAAGTTTTCTTCGTCTATGGAGGCACTGATGCAGAGACTCGCGAAAAAATCAGGGCAATTACTGAGGGGCAGAAAAACGCGATTATCATTGCCTCGTACGGCACCTTCAGCACTGGGATTAATATCAGGAATCTTCATAATATTATTTTTGCTTCTCCCACTAAGTCTCGTATACGTAATCTTCAGTCTATTGGCAGAGGCTTACGTAAGGGTGATGCAAAAGATAAGGCAACACTTTTTGACATTGCCGACGACTTGAGGCACAAAAGCAAAGTAAACTATACACTCAAGCACTTTTCAGAAAGAGTAAAGATCTATAACGAAGAAGAATTTGAATATAAGATATATAACATAAATCTCTAAGGAAAAAGCAATGAAACCAATTATAAATTACTTCAAGCTTATTAGTGGAGAGCATATTATATCTATGGTAGATAGTCTCGATGATGAATACGCAGTTCTTTACAAACCACTGCAGCTGTTTGTTTACAACACATATCGCGGAGCTTCAGTTAAAGTTGCAAAGTGGATACCGTTTACTGACGAAGTTATATTCTCAATAAGGATGTCAAATATACTCATTCATTCAAATGCGTCTGAAGATATGGAAGACTACTATCTTGGTTGCTTAAATTCTCTTGATGATATCCAGGACCAGGATGAGCGTGAACAAAATTTTAATGTAGAAACAAATCATGATGAGGCAGATAATGATGAAATCACACAAGCTTTCTTTGAAAGATATTCAAACACAAACATTGTGGTGCACTAATGGGTAGAACATCAAAAGCTAAAAAAGAGCACTACGTTAATAATAAAGAATTTTTGGCAGCCATGGTAGAGTTCAAAAACATGGTGAATGAAGCAGCAAGTTTAGAAAAAGAGAGACCAAGAGTGACTCCTTATATCGGAGAGTGCTTCATGAAAATTGCTGTACATCTTTCACACAAGCCAAACTTTATTAATTATACATTTAAGGAAGAGATGATCTCCGACGGTATCGAGAACTGCTTGCAGTATATCGATAACTTTGATCCGGAAAAATCTCAGAATCCATTTGCATACTTTACGCAGATTATCTATTATGCATTTCTTCGACGTATTCAAAAAGAAAAGAAACACCTGTACACAAAGTACAAAATGACAGATGAGATGTCTATTATGAACATGGATCACAATGTTCAAGATCACGACACTTCATCATATCTTAATTCTAATAAATCAAATGAATGGTCTCGAGAGCACGTAGATGTTTTTATTGAATCATTTGAAGAGTCCAAGCGTAGAAAAAAGAACAAAAACACCACAGCAGTTGATGTTCTTATGGAGAATTAATTGAAAGCTGCAATTATAACGGATACTCATTTTGGTGCTCGCAATGACAGCCAAATTTATATTAAGTATTTTGAAAAGTTTTATAATGATATTTTCTTTCCATACTTGATTGACAACAATATCACCACTGTTTTTCATCTTGGTGATATTGTTGATCGAAGAAAATACATCAGTTACGTTACACTCAGAGAGTTCAAAAGAATCTTTGTTCAGCCGTGCATTGATAACAAAATAAATCTGGTTGGTATTGTTGGTAATCACGATATTCCATATCGTAATACGAACGAAGTCAATGCCATGAATGAACTGTTTAAAGAGAACAATATTACCTTTTATGCAGAGCCTATAGACTATACATTTGATGACTGCAGTGTTGCTTTACTTCCTTGGATCAGCAATGGTAACTACGGCGAGTCCATGGAGTTCATCAAGAATACAAAATCTCAAGTGCTATTCGGTCATTTAGAGCTGAGAGGCTTTGATATGTACAGGGGCATGCCAAATCCACACGGACTTGAGTCTGCACTTTTTGATAAATTTGATCTAGTGTGTTCTGGTCATTTTCACACCAAATCATCAAAGGGAAACATTCACTACCTTGGTAATCCGTACGAGATGTTTTGGAATGATTATAATGATCAGCGTGGATTTCACGTATTTGATTCTACTAAAAGAGAGTTGACATTTATTCAAAATCCATATAGAATATTTAATAAGATATGGTACGATGATACAGATGTGAAACTCGAAGATCTTTTAGAGAAACACGACTTTGATTCTTATAAGGATACCTATGTCAAGGTAATTGTTCAAAATAAAAATAATCCCTATTGGTTTGATATTGTAATGGATAACTTATACAAAGCGGATCCTGCACACATATCAATAGTAGATGATCATAAAAATCTAGATCAGCAGACTGAAGAAGAGATTATCAGTGAAGCTGAAGATACCTTAACATCTCTTTACAAGTATGTCGATCAGATGGATACGCGAGTAGATAAAGCAAAGCTAAACCAACTGTTTGCTAATTTATATACAGAAGCGCAGAATATGGAGCTTTAATTGATACACTTTCATAATGTTCGGTGGCAGAATTTTCTGTCTACTGGAAATGTGTGGACTGATATTCTATTAGACAAGAGTCCAAACACTCTGGTTATTGGTGAAAACGGTGCGGGTAAGTCCACGATGCTGGATGCATTGTGCTTTGCTCTATTCGGTAAACCATTCCGAAAAATAAATAAACCCCAGCTAATGAACTCAGTTAATCAAAAAGACATGCTGGTTGAGACAGAGTTTACTGTCGGTAAATCTCGGTATCGAGTATTAAGAGGTATGAAACCCAATGTATTCGAGATCTATAAAGATAATGTTCTGATAAATCAGACAGCTTCAGTAAGAGATTATCAGAATTATCTTGAACAAAATATCTTAAAACTGAATTTTAATTCATTCACTCAAATCGTGATATTGGGTTCATCTTCTTTTGTTCCCTTTATGCAGTTACCCACGGGTGCTCGTAGAGAGATCATTGAAGACTTACTAGATATCAAGATCTTCACTGCCATGAATATTTTGCTGAAAGAGAAGTTGCAGCAGAATAAAAATAATTTGAAAGACATCAAGTACAAGATTGACTTGGAGCAAGAGAAGCTTGAAGTCCATCAGAAATATATTGATGAGATGCAGTCAAAAAACAAAGAAAGAATTGATAGTCTCAAAGCCGAGATTGAAAAGAGCGAATCGGCAATCAGTCGACTTGAAGTTGACATCACCAACAATAATTCTTCTGTGAAAGAGTTACAGGAGTCTGTAAATGATGAAGAGTCCGTGCAGAAAAAGCTGAACGAGATTCTTAAAATTGAGTCTAAATTTGAGGAAAAGCTTAAAAAACTGAAAAAAGAAATCAAGTTCTATCAAGATAATGACCATTGCCCTACGTGTGACCAAGATATAGATGATGAAATCAAATCTAAAAAGGTCAATCAAAATGAGAGTAAAATCTTAGAGGTTGATGAAGCCTTCGAAAAGCTACAGATTGAGCTAGACAGAGAGAATCAAAGACTTCTTGACATCATGGAGATAAACAAGCAGATACAAGAATTCTTAGAAAAGGTATCTGATAGTAATAACCAGATCTCATCTCTAAACAAATACATCAAGCAACTCAGAACCAATATTGATACAGAGGTGGATGATGTATCTGATCTTAAAGATGAGAATAAAAAAGTAAACGATATCAAGAAACAGATCAAGGGATACGAAAAGAAAAGAGAGAATGAGATTCACGAAAAAGAACTTCTGGATGTTGCCGCTGAGTTACTCAAAGACAAGGGTATCAAGACTCAAATAGTTCGACAGTATGTACCCGTAATGAACAAGTTAGTGAATAAATACTTGGCTGCTATGGAGTTCTTTGTGAGTTTTGAGTTAAATGAAAATTTTGAAGAGACTATAAAGTCCAGACACAGAGACTCTTTCAGTTATGCATCGTTCAGTGAGGGTGAAAAGATGAGGATTGATTTGTCTCTGTTACTTACATGGAGAGCCATAGCAAAGATGAAGAACTCGTCAAACACCAACCTTTTAATTCTGGATGAGGTGTTCGATGCTTCACTAGACTCAAACGGCTGTGATGAGTTCTTAAAATTATTAAACGAACTTGGCAAGGAGACCAATGTCTTTGTAATTTCTCATAAGGGAGATATTCTTCAAGACAAGTTTCGTTCTGTAATTAAATTTGAAAAACATAAAAATTTCTCACGTATTGCTGCGTGATTTGCAATTATTATTAATGAATTTCTCGAGGATTGCAACATGATTTTACACAAAGCCGACCCGGATCGAGCATACTTAATAGAGGACGACCCAGTGCGACCTAACATTAGCTATGCATTTAGAACATCTGTTAACAAAGATTTCTTCGTATACGAGAATGAATTTACAGGTGACGCTGCAGCTTGTATATGCGTATCATATAATGATCAAGTTCCAACCACCATGAGAGAGCTCGTTGAGTTTCCAGATTTTACTGATCCTCCACGCATCGCAGTGTTCTATACGGTTTGGTCCTATCAAAAGGGCGCAGGAAGAGAGATTGTATTTAAGACCGTCGATTGGATCAAAGGAAACAAGCCAGACATTAATAGATTCGTAACTCTTTCTCCTAAGACTAAGATGGCTGAACGCTTTCACCTGCGAAATGGTGCAGTCATGATTGCAGATAATCCAGAGAGCTATAATTTTGAATATAGGAATATTTGATGGGTGTATACACGTTAATTGATAATGCAGACCCGATCCTTAAGGAAAAGACTGAAGCATTTAACTTTGATGATCACAGATTCCAC